ACAGTTAAAGTTTATACTTGACAGTGCCTAAATATTGTTATATAATGCATCATGTGGATAATCCGTTTAATACAAATATACTCCGTTAATACTAGAAAGGTAAATTATGGTAGATTTCTCTAATCTTAAAAGAAGTTCAGGCAATCTGGACAAATTGAAGGCAAAAGTCTCTGAACTCAATGCATCCACCGAGGGTTCATCTGATAAAGATCGATTCTGGCGTCCAGAAGTTGACAAGGCCGGCAACGGCATGGCAACAATTCGATTCCTCCCGGCATCTGCACAAGATGGTGATGATGGATTGCCTTGGGTAAAAATCTTCTCACATGGTTTTCAAGGACCAGGCGGTTGGCTTATTGACAACTGTTTGACAACCAAGAGCCAACAGTGTCCAGTATGTGAACACAACAACAAATTGTGGAACTCTGGCATCGAAGCCAACAAAGAAATTGTTCGCAAACAAAAGCGTAAGCTTAATTATATTGCAAATGTTTACATCGTTAGTGATCCGAAACATCCAGAAAATGAAGGTCAAGTTAAACTCTTCAAATTTGGTAAGAAGATTTTCGACAAAATCACCGAAGCGATGAATCCGGCTTTTGAAGATGAAACACCAATCAATCCGTTTGACTTCTGGAAAGGTGCAAACTTCAAACTGAAGATCACTAAGGTTGCTGGTTATCAAAACTACGACAAGTCTGAATTTACTTCAGCTGCGCCGTTGTCTGAGAATGATGAAGAACTTGAAAAAATCTGGAAAGCTGAATCAGCTCTGTCTGAGTTGGTTGCTGACAAAGAATTCAAGTCTTATGATTTCTTGAAGACTCGGTTGGAAAAAGTTCTTGGTTTGAATGATGATGGTGATGCTCCACGAGCACGAACTACTGTTGAGCAAGCAAAAGCTGCACCTAAGAAGCCTGTTTCATTTGATGCACCATCGGAAGATGATGACGATATGGCATACTTCAGTAAGTTGGCTGAAGAAGACTAAACTATCCCACCGGAAAGTTAGAACCCCGCCTTGTGCGGGGTTTTTTGTTTATACTACTCTAGTAGACTTCATTATGAGGTCCATAAATGTCTCCTCATCGTTCCTGACAGATATTTCACTAGGTCTTAGTCCCACTCTCTGTTGATTCTGAGACACATTGGTTACCGTTTTATTGACAACATCATTTAAACTATTATCAGTAGCCGCACTTTGCATGTTCAAGTCAATATTATTGTTTGTGAGATTACTGACTGGTGAAGCAGGTGGTACAGGTGTTGCCATTGTTGATGGCGCGGCCGCAACTGGTGCTGCATCTGTTGCCGGAGCCATTGGAGTTACCTTGCCTGTAGAAACTCTTGGATTCGCCGCAGGTGCTGGCATTGGTGTGGCTGTCTGTGGTACACTCAATCCTTTCACTGGCACCTGATACATTGCGTTTTGTTTAGGATTGTCTTTCAACCACTGTTTTAAACCTGGTCTATCGGTACCATATTCCTGCATCAATATATCATCTGTTAGTTTGGAATCAACAGCTTCTACAATATTTTGCCTACTCATCTGTTTTCTTGATTTGGCTATGAGTTGTTCTGTAGCCTGACCCTCTGTAAGATTACCACCTCCTCTTTTGTTTCGCACACTTAGAGCATAAGCATTGTTATCATATTCTTTAGAGTATGGGTCTTCATCTATTTTACGTTTTTCTATTGCTGATAAAGCAAACGGAGTAGCTATAACTGCTGCAACACCGGCCGCAAGACCTAAAGGACTCAAAGCTGCACCAAGAGCCCACTTCATTGCCGGCGCGGCTACTTGTGCGGCTGTTCGAGCAAGCGATTTAGCTAAATCTACGGCAAGCCCAGCAACCTTTGCACCCAATTGAGCCAATAAAACTCCAAAATTTGATAACATATCAAACAAATTATCGAACATAGATTTTGATCCTTCAGGTTCTGCTGTGGCGTTAGGATTAATCCGTTTCATTAGTTCTTTGAGTGTTGTCATCAACTCATCATGCCGGCGTTTTTTCTCCATCGACAACTCTTCTGCAAAATTCTCCGACTTTTGTTTTAAGATTTTTTGATTTTCATATGAACTTTTTAGAAAACCATAAATTTTAGCCAACTGTTCGTTAATACCAGATCCACCTTCACCAGCACCACCCATCTTATTCAATTTTTCAGACTTACCACCAAAACGAATATGTCGTAATCTGCCGGTGAAGTAGTCAATATCTTCCTGCTTTCGACCCATCATCTTACCCAAAAGTGCTGGACCTAATTTAGAACCAAATGTCATAAACTTAGCAATAGCCAGAGGATCAAATTTCTCTTTGATACCTTTTATTTTGGCCTGTGTCTTCATTGATATTGTTTTACCAATAGAACCGACCACACCTTTGCTGGCCAATTGGTCGACAAAAAGGTCCTTGAAACTTGTGCCGCGGACCCTTTTAGCTTGTTGGTAATTCAGTTTATTGTCTGCCATCTTTTACTTCCTTTTGTGTGCTGGTCTATCATCGACTTTTGCTGGTGTGGATGATTCGCTTGTATTCGACACATTTGTTGTATTTTGTTGAACATTCACGGGTGCTGGTTTGTCTTGAACCTTCATATCTTTGTTTTCTCTTGATGATTGGTCGATTTGAGAACCAACACCTTCATAATTTTTTGAATAATCATTCACCGTTGATAGTAACTTGGCGCCAATACCTTTATTTAAATTTAGTTTTGCACCGCCAATTGTTTGTGTGACTGCACGGTTGGCTTCTTCTTGATTTGTAAATTCAAGGCCCTTTTTACCTCTTCCGCGTTTAATAAATTCCGCAGAAATTTTTGCCGCAATATCAGGTTGCAATAGTGCGTCTGGATTTTTTACTAAATCAATACCTGCAATTTTACTATACTCTTTATAGTTATTTTTTCCGGTTAATTGAATAAAACCACGGCCTCTGTACTTATAACCATCACCTTCTTCTGTATTTCCCATTGATCGACCAATGTCAGTATTTTTACCATAAACCAATTCACCAAATTTGTATGGATCTTTTTTAATTACATCTATTTCAGAGTCATTTAAATGTTTAACTCTCGTAGTAAATACTTCTCTTATTCTGTCAGCAGAAGTGCCTTTGTATTTCAATAAATTTTCTTCTAACTCAGTACCTTGAGTTTCTTTCTGAACATTTGCCAAAATTGCTCTTTGTGCATATACATTTGTTATACCTGCTGCGACCATGGCACCAATAATTGGGCCGGCAGCTGCGGACATACCTTTAGGTAATTTTGATGCTGTTGTTACCGGTGGCTTTGTAGTCACAGGAGGTTTCTGAGTTGCAGTCGGTGGCTTAACTGGTTCACTTGGCTTAACCGGTTCAGCAGTTTTTGCTGGTGGTTTTTGTGTTTGTTTAACTGGTTCTGGTGGTCTAACCGGTTTAACCTCTTTTTCAGCTTCTTTTTTAGCTTTAGTTTCGGCTTCTTTTTTTGCTCTGTCTTCAGCTATTCGTTTTTTGCTGGCATCATCAGCAGCTCGTCTAGCATCTGAAGCCTTCTTGGCTTCTTCTGCTGCCTTAGCATCATCTGCTTTTTTCTTGGCTGCTTCTTGAGCTCGATCAGCTTCTTTTTTTTGCGCTGAAGTTTTTGCATCGGCTGTTTTTTTGTCGGCGGCCGCTTTGGCATCATCTGCTGATTTTTTATCTTTTTTTATCTGTTCATCTTTTGCAGAAGACTTTTGTTCTTTTCTTTTATCTTTTTCTGTATCTGTAGGTTTCTTGGCAGGTTCATCCTTCTTGGCAGGTTCACCTTTTTTAGGTACTTTCGGTTTTTTAGTTTTTTTACCGGCAGTAGATTTTGCAGTTTTCTCAGATTTTTCAGATTGCTTTTGTTTTTCACTAATACCTTTTTTTCGTTTTGGTACTCTGCGTAAAGTCAATGCCTTGATAATTTCTCTATGTTGACGGTCTTCTTCAGAATCACTTTCTTCTTTTAAATTTTGTTCTCTTTGTTGTTCTAATCTTCTCTCTTCATCGGAATCAACCATCAATTGGTATATCGATCCAAGATATTCTGAGTTTGACATGCTGCCCGATGTGTCACTTGCGGCTGCATCAATTTTTTTTGATTTAAATACTGAACTTAATTTTGATAATCCACGGCCGAGACCACCAGTAATTTTACCAGCGGTTTCTTTTAAACTTTTTGTTATTTCAGCCATCTATTATTTTCTCATGCGTTCTTTTAATTTCTGATTCTCTTCTTCCAAATATTGAATTAGCATGGCGACATAGATATCTCGTTCCCAAGGTATCATATTCTCAAGTTCAGTAAGACTATACTTATGGTGTTGCATCAAAGAAAAGTTAGTCTTAAAATAATTTTTTAAATCATCATAACACAGTATTAAACGAAAAAACTTTCGAGTCCCTCCACATCCAACTTATGTGGAAAACCACATTTTGAACATGTGATATCAACCGACTTTCTTAATTTTGGAATACTATTGAAAAAGTTTTCCAATTTCTCAAATTGTTCTTGGCTTAATTGTTCGATAAATTCAATCAATTCTTGAGGTGTCTGTTCTTTTGCATAATGAAATTGTTCACCATCATATATGTGTTCTATAGACTGAGCCAACATGTTGAAGGTAACATCTGTAATGTTGTCAATATCAACCGAGTCTTTTATTAACTTAAATGGTGGATAACGCATCTTAATAACAATTTTGTCAGTCAATTGAATTTCAGGATCAATATGTTCCTGATACTCAGGTTGAATCTCCATCAAATTAATCTTTACTTCCATAACATTGCCGCAAGTCTTACCATCTTCAACTTCATTATTGCAACGATATTTTGTTTCTGAAATTTCACCAACAGACTTTGCTCTCAGATGAATAAAGTAATACTCAACATCAACTATCGAAAGTTCATCGATATCAAAATCTTTGGATAGTGTACATACATCCAATATTTCCCGTACATTGTGTTGTATGCTGTGTGCATCACCAGATTCCATTGCCATCAAAAGAGCTTTTTGCTCCTTTACTAGAAACGGTCTGTATTTTATCTTCTTCTTAGAAAGTGGTAATTCCAGTTCATAAGTTGGCACTTCAAGTTTTGGTAAAGCCATAATATCTCCTTAATTATTTTCAATTTTAACGGTCGACTCCAATGATTGAGCAATTGAGTTGAAACCTATTCCGATGCCGCCAGCTGCACCACCACCAAGTCCACCTACACTTGTGGCCACCGAGTTTAGACCAGCATCGAGCAATTCCATACCTATTGCTTGTAACGAATTGTTTTTCCAATAAGTATATGCAAAAGTTACAGACAGTTTATGATAACCATCTGCATTCCAATCTAAGTCTAATTGGTTCATGGAAATGGGGAATGCATCATATAAATTCACAGAATATGAAAGTTTGTTTGTAACATCATATTGGTTAATCGTAATCGTTGTTGCATAATTTTCTTTATATCTCATATTGTAATTAAACATTGGATTGATATAGTTCAACCATGCATCAAAAAACACTTTTGATTCCATGTTGTCATCAATTATAAAAGTCAAATCTATGTCAGCATATGTAGTGAGGTATGGATGTTTCTCAACTGGTCCATAAGTTTTTTGTTCCGTTGTTGCAAATGTTCTACCTGGAAGTTGTGCGTTTTCACATCTGTATGTAAGAGCTCTTGCGGTTGAGATGTACGGAATCAATGTCACTGGTATAGGAATGTTTACATCAAATCTATTTGGTCTGGCCAAATCACCTGAAAAACTTGATTTAAAATCACTGATTGATCTAGGCATTTAATTGTTCCTTATTTCTTCTAGTGAATCTTTCCAGACTTCTTTTGGTTGTGCTTTTTTGAATTGATGTACTGGCAAGTATGTTGCAACATCCCATTCTTCTGGTTCAACAGCAAGAATCCTGGATTTTATGTGACTGTACAGGTACTTCTTCAGGCAAGGTCTAAACTCTTTTAGTCTAGATGACGCATCCAACATAGGATAAGTCACCCGGACTCGTTTAATTTCATCCTCGTCATTGTATAAAGCAAAACTCAATAACTTCTTTAGGAAGATTACACGGTATCTAAGTGGTAAGTAATGTATGTTTAAACCAATGAATCCATCAGATTGCCGCTTTAGTGGTATCACCAGAGGGAATCTATCATAATAATGCAAGTCAT